AATGTAGGTAAAGAGAAAGCACCAGATCAACCTAAAAAAAAACAGGTAACACAGGAGAATGGGAACTCCCCTTCTGAAATATCAGAGGTTGATCTAAAGAAACTTGTCTTTGATATGTGCGATAAAGATAAGAAGTTTGCTGAAGCCTGTTGGAAGAACACACTTGAAAGAAGTAAGCTAAAGGATAAATCTATTACTGATAATGTAGGAGAATGGGATAAAGAAAAAGTAAATCTTTTCCTAGACTTTGCAGATAAATATGTGATTAAATTTAGGAAAGAGTTTGAAGAACGAAAAGGAAATTCTGATGTTGTTAATCAAATAATAGAAGGATTAGAAACAACAGTAGAAGAAAAGGAGAACGAAGTGGCAGACATACCAAGTGGAGATTGGGAAAAAGATCCAATTAGTGAAGGACAAGTAAACTTTATCAAGTCATTGATAACACAATGTATTGATGCAGGTCAAGATGAAGTTGCAGCCGAAGCCAAGAGTTATCTAGCAAGTGATGAAGCTACCAAAGGTAGTGCGAGTGCTGTGATAGATAAACTAAAGAACGCACTCAATTAAAAGCTAATACAGGAAGGAATACAAATGAGAGATATTAAATCATTCACACCTTGTGTTTACTGTGGTGGTATATCAATACGCATAATTGTAAAAAAAGATAAGTCAGAGTATGGACTATGTAGGGATTGCTACGATTCAGAATACAGAAGTGTTGAAGGTGTATGATAATTAAAATTATTGTATCCAATGCAGGAGAGTTTAAGGACATAGAGTTTATTGATCCACCTATACACATACCAATAGAGGTAGAGGTTGTAGAAGAAGAATGAAACTACCAGAACATTGTAGCATTTGTAGTGGAGAGTTAGACCTTGATGCAGGAGATATACAGGGATATTTTGGGATACTACCTGTTGGATTTTGTGTAACTTGTTTTGAGGGTATTATAGATATGACTAATCAGTATTTAGAAGAAGAATGAAACAGCACGAAGTCATAGCGATAATTAACAGGGATTATCCACAGATGGATTCGTTTGTTGAGAGTGAGTATCAGTACACTACCTATGATGCAGAGAACAAAGACTATATACTAGAGATCAAGTCCAGAAAAGCAAAGTATGACAAGTGGCTTATTGAGAAACATAAGTTTGATGCCAATGTAGATATTGCATTACAAAAGAATAAACAATTCCTTTACCTTACCGAGTACAGAACAGGTATGTTGGTATGGAATATAAATGATTTAATTAATGTTGGCTATGACTTTGGTTGGGAGTTTAAGGAACAACCTAAGACCACAGATTTTGATAACAACAATAAGACTATGAAAGAAGTAGGATACCTACACGAACATTATGCGAGGTTACTATGATAACATTAAAAGAAAAGGAGAAAGTATGAGTGATATATCAGTAGCTGATGCAAGTGAAATAGTTTTAATTGCAGAACTACTTAAAAGAAAAACAGACAATGGTACTGTGTTGTTTAGAGAAAATTCTATAACTTTAGAAGATAATACAGTTCAACTGTTGGGTTTAGTTGCTAATGTACAGATGACATTAACACCACCTTCAGAGGAAGAATGAGCCAACCAATATTAATACTTGCCTATGTTTTATTAGGTTTAATAATGTATAAATTATTTATGATGTTTAGTGAGGAATAATGTTTTATAAAGTATTCAAGTTATATTGTGAGTGCAAAGGTCGGTTAATGTGGGATAAGATAAACGACAATTACTTCTGCGAGGAATGTAATAAGCAGTACACCTTAGATGAAATGGAAGTAGATGAAGCAGTATCAGTTTAAGGATACGAGCAGAACAATATACCAGATAGAAGCTGAAAACATTGAACAAGCTGAAAAGATTTTTGATACTCTATGGCTACATAAACAACACAGCATTGATGATGTATGTGCTAAACATAACATTCATAGAACACAAAATATTTGGATAGAGTATAAGTCAGAGGATCTTTAAGTTATCCCAACCATTCTTATCAATAGTTAAAGTAAGTACACCAGGTTCATTCCATAGTCCTGTCCTTGCAGTAAAGTCATCACTTGCATCAATACTAGGACATTGAATCCAAGTTCTCTTACCCTGCTGCATTAGTCGTGGGTGGTGGTAGTGTCCTGTAATTAGTATCTCTGCTTCTCCACTAGGCAACCAACCAAACATCTGTCCTTGCCACCATTTAATTATCTTACCTTCTGGACCTGCACCACCAGTAGTCATATGTCCGTGTGTTATAGCTACCTTCTTACCAAATATATCAAAGACTTGGTGGAAACCATCTGCAACCTGCACATTAACTTTCTTATATCGTGGGTTCTTATCCATAATCTCTCCACAAATCTCAAGGTGCATAGTATCAGCGTTGTCCAACCTATTAGTGGTAACACTTGCCTTACCTGAACGGAACTCTCCGTGATTTCCTGGTACTCCACCTAAGATAATCTTGTCTGCGTGTGGTAGGAAGTTATCAACTGTTTTCATTATAAGTTTTCTAGCTAAATGAAACTGTTGAGTGAGAGAAAGTTCTATATTAAATGCTTGTGAATCGTAGAAACCAAAACAGTTCTCTGTTAAATCCCCCATACCAAGTATGTATATTTCTTTTACATTAGTTCCACCCTTACGGAGTGCCTTGATTCTATTCACACCCTCTATAAGAGCTTCCTCATAGCGATTAACAGTATTCTGAACCCCTAGATCAGACTTCCCTAGCTGCCAATCACTCATCATAAAGAGAAAGGCTGTATCTCCCCCATACTTTTTCTGTTTTAGTACAGGTTTCTTACCTATTTCTTTCTCTAACTTAGCAAAGAACTTATCTCTTGCTGGATTCTTGGCTCTAACTACCCCCTTAAACGCATAAAAGGTGGTTACTTCCCCACCTTTTAACTGTGCGTTCCAAGAACTAGCCTTAACTTTTCCTTCTATTTCGTAGTATTTGGGGTTGAAACCCCACTCTTTTAAGATCTGGTCATACTTATTCTTGTAATCTGGATCTGTTCCTACATAAGTTATCTCGCCAACACCAGCTTGTTCATCAAACTCAACTGATGGTTGCCAACCTGACTTATAATAGTTATTACCTAAGTCTTTTGTTTCATCTGTCATTTGCAGCCTTCCTGTTTAACAACAGTATAGTCGCATAATATGACAGTTTATGTTACTTAGTTATTTGTTTTTTAGCATATGTCTTGACAACTGCTAGTGCAGCACCACCACCTGCAAGTGCAGCTAACTGTAAAGTTCCAGCATCTACACCTACTAATGGAGCAACTGTTAAAGCACCTATAAATGCTTCAATAAATGTCCACGCAGTTCTTTCAATCATATCCTTGAGATCATCACTCATTTTATACTCCCACGCATCATTCCAAGGTGTCCATTTAATATCGTTCTTAAATGTACCATCAGAATTTCTGCTTCTTTTATACTTTTCAAACATTACTTAAACCTTGAGTAAGATCCCCAACCTCTGTCAATTCTCTTACTCTTGTTAATTTTACTAGGTTTTTTTAATTCCCCATCAAAATCTACATATGTTACTTCAGCACCCCTAGTTTTTATAGCTGAAACCACATAAGGATAGATAAATTTATAAGCATTAACCGAAGAACCTATAAACCCATCTCTCTTAACAAGGTTACTCTCTTGTGATTGTCCAACAATAAGACAGCCAGATGTATGTTCATCTGTATTCCCTGTATGCCATAGGATATATTCAAATCCTGGTACATCTTTAACCCAGATCATTCCCTCGTGGAAGCCGTACTTCTTATCATACTTGTTGTGAAAACCACCTTCAGTACGAAGTTCTAACTTATATGTACCTGCTGGAATCCTTGTTTCGTGCATCACTTTAGTATCTCTCTGCTCATCTTCTAATGTATAGCAAAGGAACTTTCTCTTACTATTGGATACATCAAACAATATTCCTGATGTACTATCTTCTTGACTACTTATTCTTAATACTTCTAGTTTCATTCTTCTTCTTTCTCTAAACAATTAGCACAGATCAAACTATGCTCTAACCAATGTGGTTGCAAACATACCTCACAATACTGTGTATGAATTTCTATCATTATAAACCTAACAGTACTAAGGTAAATGTTTTAATCACTATAACCTAATAAAGTATAACAAAGAAACAATAAAACAAAACACTATCCGACCAGTAGATTTCTGTAAATACTTATCCATCTATCTTTTATCTTCTTCTACTCATCTTTTACTGCCATTATTTACCTGCTCCTAATGCACTACCTGTAAGTATTGCTCCGAATGCTAAATGAAACAATCCACCACCCTTTAATGTGAAAGGTTCGTGTTGAGATACAAGTTTCTTTAGATATTCCATTTGTACTAATGGGTCTTCTATTTCTTGTAAGTGTGACATATAATCAGCAAGGTCTAATCCCATTCTTGCTATACCATAATAAATTGGTACTACCATAAAGTCGTAGATACAAATTACGAGATAAACTATTAATGCTGTCCATCTCCACTTCATTGTACTTATTTCAATC